ATTCAAAATCAAGAAGGTTTAATACAATGGAGAAAAAATGTTGGTGAACAAGCCGCTGATTGGGAGGCAAGGAGAGCCGCAATTAGAGGAAAACAATTGCATACAATTGTTGAAAATCATTTAAATAATATAGACAATAGCACACAAGTTAAAAATGTGTTGCCTTTAGGTTTATTCCGTTTAATGAGACCTTATCTTCAAAAAATTGATAACATAAAATTAATAGAAAGAGTTTTATATTCAAAAGAACTTACAGTTGCAGGACAAGTTGATTGTGTTTGTGATTATGATGGTAAGTTATCAGTTATAGATTTCAAATCATCAAATAGATGGAAAAAAGAAGAATATGTAGAGAGCTATTTTTTACAAACAACTGGTTATGCTACAATGTATGAAGAGTTAGTTAAGAAAAAAGTAGAACAAATAGTTATTTTGATTGCTGGTGAGGATGGTTCTATGACTGAATGGATAAAAGACCCTGCTTCTTATAAAGGTTCTTTAATAAAAGCAATAAAAGATTTTTATGACTACTTCGAAAAAACTCAAAAAACCAAAAAAGAAGAATAATGGTGAAGAGATAGTATATGTCGATTCGGAAACAGATACGGTTTCCTGTGATGGAGATATGGAAACTAGTATTGATGGACATCCAATAGTTTATATGAGTTTTTCAAGTGAAAGAACCAAAGTAGGCAAAATGATAGAAGACCGTAATCAAGTCAGATGTTCCTATTGTGGTAGAAAATTTATAAGAGAAATTGATAAATAATAAAAGATTAAAAGAATTTATGTTGAAAGCAAATAATACAAATACTGGACCCGGTTTCAAGACCGGCTGCTCCACCAATTCTTTCCCAGCATATACTTTTATGAAGTATATTTTGGGGCAGAACGGATTCGACAGTTTTATAGAGTTTGCTGGAGTAAATCCGGAGCACCCGGTTATCAGAGCAAAAACATAAAACGGTGAAAGTAATTTTGCCTTGGCTGCTTAATAAGTAGTCGGAGTCCGAGGAGAACTTGGCAACAGAATCTCCTTATTTTTTTAAATGTCTATTATATAATAGGAGTTTATTAGATATGACTTGGTACACACCAAAAATACACGAAGTACCTGTTGGTTTAGAAATCAACAGCTATGCCTGTGCAGAAGTCTAAACTTCTCCCAGGCAGGAGGGGATGGTTCTTGACTATCCCTTCCTTTCTGATATAATGATACATGATGAGATTAAATGGTTTTGAAGTTTATAAAATTTATCTTGCTGTTAAATTACATTTCACCAATGACACTTATGATTATTTTAACTATGATGGTAGAATTAATTGCAAATTAGAAACATTTACAAAGCGAAATGACAGATATTTTTTTCATAAGCTCTCAACTAAATATAACCGAGATGCTATATTGGATTATTTTGTTAGCAATATTCTGTTTGATAGTAAAAAGTGGATAGGTGATATAAGTAGAGGAAGTGGTAATGACATTTATGATGATTTTAGAAAGCGTAAAGAGAGTTTTACTTATTTTTTTAGAAGTGATTGTCAGTCTATATATAATGTTATTAGCGATAATAATATTTCTTTTGATGATATTTACAAGACTGTTGATGGTCAACATCCCAGGATTTTTAAGTTATATCTGTCAAAGAAAATGGATTTATGCGAAACTTGGATAAGAGTATCAAAGAACACATTATTTGGCCAGAACATTCCAAAAAAATAAGAAAATATATGCCTTTTGTTAATTTTAATAAAGAACAATGTAAACGAATTATGAAGGAGGTATTTTTAAATGCCAGTAAAAGCGACTAAAGAAGAAAAAGATGTCATTGAAGCTAAAAGAGTTAGTAGCTTAAAAGATGTTTTTGGACTAGGACCTGATGGCAATAAACCATCGGCTAAGACTTGGATATGGGTTTTTATCCTAGCAGCCGTTGTTTGGTTTGTTGTATGGGGTTAAACTTATTATAATTTTATTAATGGAGATAGTATGAAATATATAACATTAAAGAATGCATTATATGTCTTACTTGCTGTATTAGCGGTTGGTTTATTGCTTGTCTTAACAAGCTGTTCTAACCAACAAAAACAAGCATTGGTAGAAAAGGATATTAAATTAGTATCTTTTTCAATGCAAAACCAACTTGATAAAACTCATAATGCTACATTTTGGATTCAAGATTCAGGTGTAGTTGAATATGATGTTCATTGGGGTTGGAAGTGTAGTGAAGATGGAGATAAATCTTTTCTTTGGTTATCCCAAAAAGATTTTACACCATCAGATATAGCAACTAAAATTAATGTATCATCTGAATATTGTGAATGAAAAGAATATTCGCACTTGGTAATGGTGAGAGTAGATTACAACTTGATTTAGAAAAATTAAGAGGTAAGGGCATCATCTATGGCTGTTGCCGACTTTATCAGGATTTTACACCTGATGTCCTTATCGCTGTTGACCACGGGATGATGCACGAAATATATCATAGTGGCTATACACAAAAACACGAATCATTTTTTAGGGATTGGACTAGATTGCCTGCTGATGTCTATGATATGACACTTGTAGGATTATCCCCTCCTGATATGAATGAAAAAAAATTATTGGAAGATTATGATTTTGTTCAAACAAATGATAGAGGCAATTCAAAAGAATTTGTTATGCACGGTGTCAATCTTCAAGGTGCCGTTCAAATAGTAAAACAATATGAAAAAGACTTTCCTAATGCAAATAAAGAAATAATTAAAAAGAAAATTAACAAGACTAAAATTAATATTAGTTGGATTAAAGAACCTTGCAAAGCAAAAGATATTAGAGATTATATGCCAGAAAAAGGAGATAAAGGTTGGTCATCAGGCACATCAGCAGCTTGGATTGCTTGTGAAAAAGAGAAACCAGATGAAGTCTTTATCATAGGCCACGATTTGTATAGTTCAGGTAATTTTATTAACAATGTTTACAAAGATACAAAACATTATCAAATAGCAAGGGCACAAGCAACACCTTGTATTAATTGGATAACACAATGGAGAAGTTTAATAAACGAACATCCTAAAATTAAGTTTTGGAAAGTAAATGAAAAAAGTGGAAAGAATGTAGATAATGTTAATAGAGAGATACAAGAGTGGAAAGATTTTAAGAATTTGAAATACTGTGATTTTAAGTATTTTAAAAATTTATTGCATATTTAATTACAATACTTGACTTTGTTATGAAAATATGTTATTATTAACAATATAATTATAGGAGTATTCATATGATTGAAAATGAATATAAATTGTGGGCAGATGATGACACAGCAGATGACAAATCTGATGATACTGAATCTACCGATGATACTAAATCTACCGATGATACTGAATCAACTGATGATGCTAAATCAACTGATGATACTGAATCAACTGACGACAAATAAATGTGATTTTATTATGGGGGTAGCTTGACTTATCCCCCATTTATTATATAATGATACTATATTATTAATATTTACAAATACATACAAATACAATTAATACGGAGAAAATATGGCAACTGAATTTGAAAATCTAAAAACCTCTCGTTCTAATTTTGAAACATTAACAAAAGAATTAGAAAAGAGTATCAATGCTACCGAAAAATCAACATTTCAAGACGACAGATTCTGGAAACCTGAACTAGATAAATCAGGTAACGGATATGCTGTTTTGAGATTTCTACCTTCACCTAAAAAAGAAGAAATGCCTTATGTTCGTGTTTGGTCTCATGCTTTTAAAGGCCAAGGCGGATGGTATATCGAAAATTCTTTAACTACTTTAAGTAAGAAGGATCCTGTTTCAGAAGAGAATACAAGACTTTGGAACACAGGAGTGGAAGCTGATAAAGAAACTGCTAGAAAAAGGAAAAGAAAGTTATCTTACTTTTCTAATATCTATGTTGTTTCTGATTCATTACATCCAGAAAATGAAGGCAAAGTATTTCTTTTCAAATATGGTAAAAAGATATTTGACAAGGTTACTGAAGCAATCAACCCTGCTTTTAAAGATGAGAAAGCAATAAATGTTTTTGACTTTTGGGAAGGTGCAAACTTTAAACTAAAAATCAGAAAAGTTGATGGCTTTTGGAATTATGATAAATCTGAATTTGAGGATACTAAACCATTATCAGAAAATGATGATACATTAGAAGAAGTTTGGGCAAAGCAACATCCTCTACAACCTTTCTTGGAACCTGGCAATTTCAAAACTTATGATGAACTCAAAGAGAAACTGAATAAGACTATTGCTGGGACAGGAAATTCTGTAACAGTTGAGGATATCAACCTTCCACCCAAGGTTTCTGAAACTGTAGCAGCGACATCCCAAGTAGATAAAGCAGTTAAGTCAGATACATCTAATGAATCCGAC